AGTCAACTCAGTTCTCGACGGGATCAAGACAGCAGATCTATCAGACGATTATGAAGTAAGCGTCGATGTACTTGAAGACGGTCGCAAGCTAAGAGGTGAGATACTATTTAATAATCTTACTGTTGAACCAGCAGTCGGTGACTATGTTAAGTTTAGAGTCAGCTTCTTCAATAGCTACGATGCATCTTGGTCCTTCTCTCAGCAAGCCAATGGCTTACGGCTATGGTGCCTCAATGGTTGCACTACACCCGACACAGTAGCGCGCAGTAGATACAAACACACTGCATCGATCAACGTTGAAGGCGCAGCAGCCAAGGTAATCAATGGCCTTGAGCATTTTCAATCTCGCAAAGATGTCTGGCAAAGCTGGATGCACACCAAGCTAGAGCAACCACAGATCGAAGACTTCTTTAAGAAGACTGTCTGCAAAGCATTCACACGCCAGCAGTCAGTCACTAAGACCAACGAAAAGCAACTAGAAAACTTGCTAAGCATCTGGAACAACGAGCGCAGTAGCCTCGGCTCCAACAAGTGGGCGCTATACAACTGCCTTACTTACTGGGCTACGCATACACAAGATATGCGTAAGCCAGAGATTGCTAAGTACAATCGTGAGCTACAGATTGCTAGTGCAATGAAATCAAAACAATGGACGGAGATGGCATGAAGAAACTTCTAGCAGAGTTAGATGAAATGCTCGCAACGTTGAAACGTAAAGTTAAGGAGATGCAAAATGCGGATGAGTAAACAACACTATGAATTTATTGCAGACACAATTGGGCCAATGGTAGGTTGGCCCTCTCACCTACACTCAATAGCTGATGAGCTAGAGAAAACTAACCCACGTTTTAATCGTGAGAAGTTTCTGCAACGTGCAACCAAAGCTTGGGAGGACAACCATGACATACCAGATGTTGATGACCACATCCCTTATTGAATGCCCAGAGTGCTACGGTCATGGCACTCTGACTTACACCAGATTTATTAGGCAAGGTTTCGATGTCGATGTAGGCTACGAAGAAGAATACAAAGACACTTGCTTTAACTGCAACGGTGACTGTGAGATTGAGATCGAACCAGAGGATCTTGACAACGACGAGTGACTTGCTGCATTAGTGCAGTATGAAGTCATATCTAAGATACCTACAAGACAGAGCAGACGAGACAAACATCTCGCTGCTTACCTCTTTCAAACGAGCAAGCGTACCAACATCAACTTACTATCGCTCAATCAATGGAGATACAGAACTAAGATATGATACCGCAGTGAAAGTAATTAATGCTATCGAAGAACTTCACTCGATACAACAAGCCCGTCAGCATACCGAAGGACTACGAGCTTCTGGTCAAGATGTTAACCGACGCTCGGTTAGAGCTAAGTTTAAGCCAAGAAGCATTAGCCCATAAGATTGGCTGTACTGTATCACTCATCCACAAGTGGGAAGCGCATAAGCGTTTGCCTTCTGGGTTTATGCTTATGTGTTGGCTGGATGCGTTAGAGTATGACATCGAAGTCAAAAAAAGGCAGCGCGATTGATTGTATTGCATGCCAAACAACAACCACTTGGTTCGTTGCAATACTTAAAAACAATGGCGCAGCTACTTACGAGAAACATTGGTATGTCTGCCTTCATTGCTATGAGGAGGACAAATGGCAAACCGTAACAAGAACAAAGGAACTTACCACGAAAAGTGGTTCGTCGATTGGCTTACGAAAGCGGGTATCAAAGCGAAAAGGCAACCCCTCTCAGGCAGCTTGGGAGGAGAGTATTCAGGCGACATCAAGCTCGAACTCTTCGGACAAGAACTGGTGGGAGAAGTAAAGTATAGGGACAAGTCTAACTTCCCTAGCCCATTCACAGTATTAGATAAGCGAGACATTGCTTTCTACAAAAGACGGACGGGAAGTCCGCAAACATTAGTCATAATGACTGGTGAACAATTTTTAACCCTTATGGAGAACGCAAATGCCATACAACCAGAGCAAGATCGGATACCAACAGAATAGATCCAGCAAGCAAGCAGCTAACTTTAATAAAGATGGCAAGCTAACGATCCGTTACCAAGTCCTTGAGTTATTCAAAGAGCATGGTGAACTTACCAATGAGCAAGTCTCTCAGCTTCTTAATAGGCCGGAGATCTCAGTCCAACCCAGAATCAGTGAGCTAAAGAACACAGGGATCATTCATGATTCAGGTAAGAAAGCTATGGGTAAGTGGGGAACGTCAATTACAATCTGGAGCTACGATGAAAAAGCCACAATCACTCGGTAATGCAGTAGCCAGCAGCGTCTGGGATGCACACATTACAAAAGCCACAAGCTCACCGCACTATGCTAGAGAATACAAGAAGTATAGTTATGTGCTGGACGAGTATGAGATTATAGCCAAGCGCATTAAAAATGGTGAGCCTGTTGGTGAGCCATACTTTAAGGGAGAGCAGAGAAAAAAACTGCTCGAGCTTACTGACATTACTGAAGCTGACCTCAAGAAATACCTTGAGTAAGCTGCAAGTATGCAGTAGTCTAACCTATATAATAAAAGGAGAACTCAATGGAACGCAAAGGTTTCATAGGCGGCAGCGACTGCGTAAAAATTATGAACGGCGACTGGCTTGAGCTATGGCAAATCAAGACTGGTCGCATAGAATCAGATGACTTGTCTCGCAATATTGCAGTACAACTCGGTAGCTGGACTGAAGACTTTAATCTTCAATGGTTTGAGAAAGAGCATGATTGCGTGCTGTCTGGTCATCAAGAAGAGCTAGAGGATATGATTGGCACCGTGCCAGCCAAGGGCATGATCGATGCTCGCTGGGGATCTCGCATCGTCGAGGCCAAACATACCAACCCATACAAAACTATAGATGATGTCATCGAATACTACATGCCGCAGATACAATTGTACTGTTATTTATCAGATGCAGATGGCGCGTACTTTTCAGTAATCTTTGGCAACAGCAAATGGGAATCAACTTATGTCTCGTATAATCACAAGTATTTCAATTCTATGTGGGCGGTGGTGTCAGATTTCTGGGGTTACGTTGTACGCGACGAAGAACCGATTGGTATTCAAACGCCAAGAATCTCCATTGACAAGATCGAGGTGGACAACATGGTCAAGCGAGACGCCAGCACAGACAACCAGTTCATCGACGCATCGATTACCTACATCAATGGATACGAACACAACCGCGTGTTCGAGAACGCAAAGAAAGATCTCAAGAACATGGTCGGCAGCAACGAAAGAGAAGTTTACTGCGACCACCTCACAATCAAACGAGACAAGCGGGGATCACTCCGCATAACAAGGAGAACCAACAATGACCAATAACCTCGACATCTGGGACAAGCTGGCCTCTTCAGACCCCAAATATCTGAAGAAGGTCAGCTTCGGCAGCCGATCATTCACCGCCATCGACCCACAATACCAAGTCAGAAAGATGACTGAGCAGTTCGGGCCTGTCGGTGAAGGCTGGGGTTGGCACAACACAACAGAGATCGTGCCTGTGAGCAACGGAGACAGCGCTGTATTAGCGCATGTTACTGTTTGGCATGGTACGCCAGCAAATTCATTTGGCCCCTTCACAGGGTGCCGTAAGTTCTTTGATGCAGCCAAGGGTCGTATGGCTGAGGATGCACCGAAGATGGCTATCACTGATGGCCTAACCAAAGCACTGTCGCACATTGGCTGTGATGCTGACATCTTCTTAGGTAAGATGGATGGCAACAAGTACGATCAAGACAGTGGTAACAAGAGCAGTGGCTGGTAGCCACACAATACAGGAGCCAGAAGCATGGCAGAATATGACGATACAAACAGAGGCGCAGCCTTCACACCATTTCCAACACAGCAGATGATCTTGCAAGGTAAGGTCAACATCGAGGGCGTAGATTCAAAAGTAGTTCTTGTCAAAGACCAGACCAAAGACGGTCGTGGTATTGTCGAGGTCTATCAAAAGATGGCAGTGATGTTTGACAACGACAAGAAGGGCAATGATGCAGCACCCGATTACTCTGGCCCCGTTGGTGAAGACAAGCGGATTGCTGGGTGGAGACGCATGAAAGATGGTAAACCTTATATGTCTTTTCAAATAAGCGACAAGCAACAAGGCCAACAACCTGCATCTTCCTCCTTGCCAGAAGATAGCATTCCGTTCTAAGCTAGGCTTAGTTCTCCAGAGGGACGTCCTGCCCTCCTCACAACTGCCCCGCTTAGTCAGAACACTCTGCATAGCGGGGCTTTTTTTTACTCAAAAGGAAACAGCATGGAAACATGGAAACAAATGGAAGCTCGGCATCGCCGTGAGAAACTAGAGCTAGTAACTAAACTGGCAAAATCTCGCTGCACTCAAACACAAGCAGCAAAAATCCTTGACGTAAAACTAACTGGTCTGAATAACTTCATTCACCGCAATGACATATTCTGGCCAGTAATAGAGCAAGGAAAAAGGCAATGAAGATACATCGCGCACATGAAGTAGAGTTAGACTTCCTTAAACGCAGAGTTGATGCGCTAATCAATGAAGAAAATAGAACTGACTCACATCCAAATGTAAAACAAGATCTATGGGCAGCGCGCTCTGAGTTAAATCAATTTGTAAACAAGCTAAGAAAAGAAGGGTACTTCATATGAATGAAACATTACTAGCTGCAATGCTTGAAGACGCAAAGCAGGTCAACAAAAGAGCCAAGCAAAGAGATGGCCAAAGCCAATTCCTTAAGCAAAATCTAGCCAATGATTACAACATGGGCGGCAGACAAGGCAAACCAGAAACAAAAGAAATAATTAAGTTAGCTTTAGAGGGCAAAAGCAAAGACTTTATATGCAGACGCATGGCCTTTCTAGGATACAGTCGCATTAAAACATTAAAAACTTTATGCCGACACGCAGATAAGATTAATAACTTAAAGCATTAATTCAAAATGAGGGCCATCAATGAATGGCCTTCTACCCTGACTTCTACGCAAATCTACATAAGCATTCATAGCTTCTTCCATAGTGCCATCCCACTTACGAATGTCATCTATATGCCAAGCCGCTCCCCAACGCACACTGACCCCAGCAGCATTAGCGCCTTCCTTCATAGCGTCAGCCAAATCGTCATACAGATTAAGCTCCCAAGAACCGCGGCCCTCAATGTAGGCCATCAGATCAACAGCCAATCCATCTAAATGTTTTGATTTCATGGTTTGACTAGCGCCTTTAGCTACTAATGCTTTCTGCATTTCAAGAGTACGCATACCTTGAATTACTCCAAAGTCTGTTTTCGTTGCAGTAATTGCAAACTTAACTACAGAAATCATACGCTCATCTATGCCTTCCATTCGATCAAGGCTGCGTTGCGATAATTTAAAACTCATTTCTTCAATCCCTTCATTGTACGAATCCCAAAGCTTGCAGCTATTGAGGCATACATCCCCCACTGCACCCAGAGCGGAGTAGTTTCTAAGTTAGCAAAGCCCTGTGCCATTACATCCTGCATAGAAGGAATGAAGTTCATGCAAAGAATAGCTACAAAAACTATAGTCCATAACTCATCCTTCCAAGAATCCTTCGATGCCTCTATCGCTGACTGCTCCCAGTCCATCTCACCAGTAGCTTGCTTGAGTTTGATCTCTGCATTAGCTTTCTGGACAGCGGTCTTACCATCTAAGTAACTAGTTGCCAGACCACCTAATGCACCTACAATCTGACCAATCATTTCTCATGTCCTACCCATACTGCGAAAGCACCTGTTAGCGCGCCTGTGACCGTTGCTGTAAGCGCGGTAGCCTGTGTGCTGACCACATCCTGCGGCAAAGACATAAACCATTCTATAACGCGAATATACATAATGGTCATAACAAGCATCATAACGCGTGGCATTATCTTCCATGCCAATATCTTTTCCATAGCTATTGTCATTTCATTCCCTTCAAAAACTCAGTTAAGAAATACAAAACAGCAAAGCCGCCAACACTTAACGAAGCAATTACACCCCAAGAAATATATTTGATTGTAGCAGCTATTTGTTTCTGCCTTTGCTCAGCTTCTTTTTTTCGCTGAACGCGCATCTTAGCCTCAAAAGCTAAGAAAGAATCCCAAGTGCCGGGCTTGCCATACAAACGACAAATAGATTCTAATTCTTTTCGTTGCTCTTGTATCTGTTGCAAGGCAATGAACTCATCAAAGTCATCAGCAGATTTACCCATAACCTTGGAAAACAAACCATCCTTCTTACGGTTGCCTCTAGCTTTTAGATCTTCTTCTGCTCCAACAAGATTCTTAAGAGGCGAAAGAAAGTCACTAACCTCTTTACCATTAGATACAAACTTCTTGATTGTTGAATAAGCTGCGTTGGCTGCTGCTAACTCAGCTAACATAACTTAACCCATCATGTTCATTCGCAAAAGCAAAGCAATAATGAATGCACTTGTTGCAATCATAATAGCTTCAAGGCGCTTTACACGATTAAACAAATCTTTGAATTGAATATCCATTTCAGTTTTCATAGCAATGATCTGTTTTTCTATTTTATCTATGCGCTGATGCGCTGATGCTACAGTTTGTTTAGTCATATTTTACCTACGTTGAATATTGATAAATAATGTCACCGCTATTATCAGAAACATACATTTTATCCCCACCAGAACTAAATGCCATGCCAAAGGCAAATGAAGTTTGAGATGAAGTTGAGAAACTTACTGAACTATATGAAGCAGTTGATAAATCCCAA